GTTGCTGGCGACAGAACTTTTACTGAATGGACAGTTACTGTTATTAGTGATGACGCTTTTAATGTTAGACGTGCAATTGAAAGTTATCAGAAATTATTTAATGTAACTGACTTTGCTGCAGCAGAAACGTTTCAAGGTGACAGGAATAGTTCTAGAGCAACATTGACTGTAGAACACTTGACCGCCAATAACGTAGCTAGTCGCACATATACATTGTATAACGCTTTCCCTAGTGAAATTGGTGCGATTGATCTGTCATATGACACCACGGATGCAATTGAAGAGTTCACGATAACTTGGACTTACGATTATTTCACGGCTAGTTAAGGCAAGGCAGATAAAGGAGAAACAAAATGTCATTTAATCTTGATAGTTTTAAAGGTTCGCTCGGTGTTGCTGCTAGGCCAAATAACTTTTACGTTGAAATTGACGGTATTGGTACGGGTTTGGCCGGTCTTATTGGAGCAACTTTTAATGATGCGAAAGTTTTCTGTAAAGCAGCACAGATTCCTGCATACTCAATGGGGGTAATTGAAGTACCTCACGTTGGTGGTCGTAGAATTAAGTTGCCTGGTGATAGAACATTTGCAGAGTGGACAGCAACATTCTTGGGTGATGAATCTATGGGTTTGCACGATTCATTTGAGAAGTGGTTAGATGCGATTAAGAATAGTAACTATGGTCTTGCTGGATTAGCTGGTACAGACGAATACTATGGTAATGTTAACATCTATCACACAAACCAAGAAGGTGAGAATATTGCTGGTTATAAATTAATGGATGCATTTCCAACAGAACTTGCTCAGGTTGATTTGTCTTATGACAATACTGATGCAATTTTGGAATACTCTGTGACATTCCAGTATTCTTACATACAGGACATTGCAGTATAATAATAACAATAAAAACCGCAACTAAATATAAATAGTTGCGTAATAGTTTTTTTGTAGGGGGCTATTACGCCCCCTTTTTTTTCTAATTAATAAGAGGATAAAATGGCAATTACATTATTTGGTTATAAACTTGGTAAAGATGAGGCAGAGAAACCGTCTGTCCGATCTTTTGTACCACCAACCGATGATGATGCTGCAGTATCAATCGCTGGTAGTGGTGTATATGGAACTTATGTAGATTTAGACGGAAACGTCAATGGTGACGATGCTCTTATTCGTAAATACAGAGAAATGGCTACACAGTCAGAATGTGATATCGCAGTTGATGATATCGTAAACGAATCTATTGTTCATTCAGAAGACGATTATCCTGTTCAAATTATTCTTGACAAGATTGAACAGTCAGAACAATTCAAAGAAAAGATTCGTGAAGAATTTAAACACGTAATGAAGTTGTTAGATTTCAACAACCAAGGCTACGACATCTTTAGGCGTTGGTATGTTGACGGCAAAATTTATTACCACATGGTGATTGATGAGAAGACACCAAGAAAGGGATTACACGAAATCCGTTATATTGACCCACGTAAGATTAAGAAGGTAAAAGAAGATAAAAAAGAAACGGGTCAAAATCAAGGCGAGAAATTTTACACTAAGAGTACAGAATATTATCTGTATTCAGAAAAAGGTTTTAACAAAGATGGTACATCACAAAGTCTAAAGATCGCACCAGATTCTATTTGTTACGTTCATTCTGGTATTAGTGATAAGACCGGAAAGAATATTGTATCACACTTACACAAGGCAATCAAGCCCTTAAATCAGTTGCGTATGCTTGAAGATGCGACTGTGATCTATCGTATCTCTCGTGCACCCGAACGTCGCATTTTTTATATTGACGTAGGTAATCTCCCTAAGATGAAAGCAGAACAATATCTGCGAGACATTATGCAGAAGTACAAGAACAAACTTGTGTATGATGCAACTACGGGTGAGATTCGAGATGACCGAAGATATCAAACAATGCTTGAAGACTTCTGGCTTCCTCGTAGAGAAGGTGGTCGGGGAACAGAGATCTCTACTTTACCTGGCGGTCAAAACTTAGGTGAGATTGAAGATGTATTATATTTTCAAAAGAAATTATATAAGTCATTAAATGTTCCTATATCACGTTTAGAGGCTGACGCTGGGTTTTCTTTGGGTCGTGCCTCTGAGATTTCGCGAGATGAAGTTAAGTTTAGTAAGTTTGTTACTAGACTTCGTTTGCGTTTCTCTCATCTGTTTGATAGATTGTTAGAGACACATTTGGTATTGAAAGGTATTTGTACCAAAGCAGAATGGAAAGTATTAAAAGAAAACATTTATTATGATTACATTTCTGATTCGCATTTCCTTGAGTTAAAGGAAACTGAATTGATGCGTGATAGAATGTCTATGTTGAATGAAGTAGAACCTTATGTTGGTAAGTATTTCTCCCAAGAATACGTTAAGAAAAAGATTTTGAAATTGACTGAAGAGGATATAGAATCGTTAGAAAAAGAAATTGATCAGGAAAGACAGGATGGTGATTATGAAGATAATGAAGAACAACCTGCACCAGAACCTAAACCGGAACCTAAACCAGAACCAAAGGCTGACACTAATGAACAGTTTGAATACTTATTAGATGAAACCATAGAACAAAGAGATTTGGCTAAGTCTATGACAAAGTTTTTTGACAGTTTAGTTGATGAGGATGGTGATGAGCGAAGCACATAAAAATAAAACATCTTTTCCTGATCCTGTTACTGTAGCAACTTCAATTGCTTATACCAAGAAACAACTTGGTAAGATTGAAGAAAAGTTTTTGGGTGCACTTGAAGAAGTGCAAACTATTCAGGGCCCGGTAGGTCTTACTGGTCCTGTTGGTCCCAAAGGTGATAAAGGTGAACGTGGGTTTGTTGGCCCTAAAGGTGACCAAGGAATACAAGGTCTCCAAGGTATACAAGGTCCACAGGGAGAAAAAGGAGATAAAGGTGATGAGGGTGAACAAGGCATACAGGGTGACGCCGGTCCTCAAGGCGAAATCGGCCCTCAAGGAGAAAGAGGAGAACAAGGAGAACGTGGTCTCATCGGACCGCAAGGTGAGACTGGCGCCCGTGGTGAAAAGGGTGACCAAGGCGAACAGGGAATACAAGGAATTCCTGGCGTTGATGGTAAAGATGGAAAGGATGGCGCACCTGGCGAGAAGGGTGAAAAGGGCGAGCCTGGACCTAGAGGAGAAAGAGGCGATATAGGACCGCAAGGACCGAAGGGTGATACTGGACCTCAAGGTCTACAGGGTGAAGCAGGAACTCCAGCAGACGAAGAATCAATCCGTAAAGAGATTGAAGAATTCGTTTCTAAAACAGAAGATAACATTTCTGAGTTTACACAACAGATTGGTGAAAAGGTTGATGACTCGGATAAATACTTAAAAGATTTCGAACTCAAACTCAAAAGAGATTTAGAAAAGAGTTTGAATGAAATGCGAGCAAGAATCGCTAACGGATGGGGAGGTTCCTCCGGCGGTGGTTCTGTTCGCATATTAGAAAACGATGATGTTGAGTTTAAAAAACGTCATTTGGTAGAAGGCGATTCAATTCTCATATTTGATGCGGTTAAACAAAAATTTGTATCAGAATCATTTAATGATATTATAGAAAGATTGCAGATAGGTATGGAACAACAATACGACAGATTGATTGACACCGATGGCGACTACACATATATTGGTGAAGCAACTCCTGGCACAGCACGAGACGCTGCAACTTGGAGAATCAAACGTGTTTATGAATTGGGAGATGACTTAGAAATTATTTGGGCTGATAATACTGCAGATTTTGTGAAAGTCTGGGATGACAGAGCAACATACGAGTATAACTAATGAACATCATTGCGTCTACAAATGTGTCAACTATAGAGTCTATTGATTTTGGCTGTAATTGGATCGATGGTTCTTGTGCTGGTATGAGGAAACGTGTTGAACGTGGATTAAAAAATATTGGATATATTTGTTGTAGACAGTGCGCTCACAATAAAGGATTTCTCGGCATAAAAACTATACCAGAAAATTATCAATCATATTGGAATGATGAATATGGATTTTTAGAGCCAAACGTTGGATGTAAACTGCCCGTTTCCATGAGATCTTATAAGTGTTCAACATATGTTTGTCGAGATGCAGAAATATCCGACGAAAATAGACAGACTCTTCTACAAATAGAGTCGGAGCATGTAAATGGCAATAGTTAATGGTACAGTCTCCACATATGCCGCAAGTGAAACTCTCGGGGCACAAACTCAAGCAAATGGTACGAATGAGATCGTTTTTTCTGATACGTTGCTAAACTTAACTTCAGCAACGGCTGACATCGGATCATTAACAACTTATGCTAGTAGAGTTATTATTCTAAGGAGAGGTACCGGCACTGAAGAAACTAGATTTTGTTCGTCTGTTACCGCCGGAACGGGAACCACACAAATTGCAACTGTTACTGAAAATTGGACCACAGCACCAACATCTGGCGATGCTGTAGACGTTTTTTATAATATTGATGATATGAACCAAGACGGATCATACCTTAACTCTCGTACTGGTTTTTATGAATTCAATGAAGATTTTATTATACAAAATAACGCCGGAGTATTTATTGGTGGTGGCGACCTCGTTGAAATCGTAGATTCTAAATCAGCAACTAATTATGGTTTTACCTGTCAAAGCGGAGGTAGGCTTCAAGTAGGATACTTGCGAGAAGGAACACCAGTTTCTGGTGGTGTAGTTACCGGAGTTAACAACTCGCAAGGTGAAACTTGGATGGATTTTCAATCTGGATCTGTTGCAAGAATTTATGACGCACGTTTTCTTGCTTCTTTGAACCCATTACAAATAAACTTTGCAAGTGGATGTGATACAGAATTCGAAGATTTCTCTTTACTACAAGCAACTGACGAAGGATTATATTTTAACACACAATTAAAAAATGGTTCTATTACTGGTTCGGGTGGATCTACAGAAATTGTTAGATTAAACAGTTCTTCATTTTTTGATCAGGTTCGAATAATTAATACCGCTGGTTTGGACACAGCCTCAGGCGACACAACAACAGAAACCTTAAATTTAAGAGATTGTATTTGGGTCGGTAATATTGATTTTATTCGAGTTAACTCAAATAAAACTTGGGAAGTTGTTAATCCAACTTGGTCTGTTACTCAAGTATCAGATTTAAATTTCTTAACAACAACATCAAATGTTGTAAATGATAGAAGAAGTGTTGATGCTACGGTTTTAGATTCTGCGTTATCACCAATTCAAAATAGTTTGGTTATTGTATACGAAGGTTTAGTTAATGACGATCTT